TGTAGGACATATTGCCATCACTTAAATTATTGTCCGTGATACCGGCTTGTTTAGTCAGTTCTTTAATTTTATCGTTCATTCTTATTCTTTCAATTTTTTCCATTCTAAATCTTCTGTAGGAACCCATCCGTTCTTACAAGTATCCTACAATTTACACGACTCACATCCAGACTCATCATCAAAGTCTACTACTTCTAACTTCGCTTCTGGTTCGTCTTGACCTTTACTACCTGTCTTGTTAATTAGACTATAGTAGAAAGTTTTTAGGCCCCAACGATGTGCCTGCATCAAGTTCTTGGCAATCAGGGTAGTTGGAACTTTGCGGTCGGCAAAGTGTGCCGGATTGTAGAATGTATTGGTACTGATACTTTGATCCACATAAGCAGCAATTACACTGGCAGTCTTGATGTAACCAGCACAATCCTTCTGTTCCCACATGAGCTGATATTTGTTTTTTAATTTGTTGTACTCAGGTGCAACTTGAATCAAACTACCTGCCTTGGATTCTTTAACCGTAATCAAGCTCATTGGCATTTCAATACCATTGGTACTGTTAATGACAACACTACTAGACTCCACCGGTGCCACGGCCGTAAGTGTGGCATTACGTACACCATGTGCCTGCATATTCATACGCAAGGTTTCCCAATCAAGCTCTGGAGCAAAGTCTGCCAATTCGTTAACAGCTTGGGCACGAAGTTCCCATGGAAACTGTCCTTGTCCATAGCGTGTCTTGTCTGAGTGTAGGCACGGACCACGTTCCTTGGCCAGCTCAACTGTGGCTTCGGTCAGGTAGTAGGCTTGATGTTCCATCCAACTCTTGACTTCTTGTAAGGCATCTTTTTCGCCATACTGTAGGCCGCGTTTAGCGTGCCAATAAGCAAGATTAGTAATGCCAATGCCCAGGGGTTGGATTTCGTCATTGCTTAACTGTGACTGAATGGAAAGAAAATCTTGGTAGTCCAGAATATTACACAGGCTACGCTGGAGTATGCGACAAGCACGGCGCATGTCTTCTGGATTACGGAATGCGCCCCAGTTGATTGAACCCAGGGTGCAAAGTGCGATACGACCAGCATCGTCATCCAGACGTTTAAAGGATTTAGTAGGAAGAAGTATTTCACAGCACAAGTTACTCTGATAAATGGTATGGAATTCAGGATCAAATGGACCTTGATTCTGAACGTTGTCAATGAACACAAGATAGATACGTCCTGTGTCAGTGCGCTCTTTTAATATGCCGCCTTTGAATACATCCTCGGCGGCCATGGTTTTGGTGCGTAGGTCCTTACGTTTTTCATACTTGACATAGAGCTGTTCAAACAGCTCGGTATTCTGATAAAATGCTTCATACAGGTCAGGCACTTCGTTGGGATCAAAGAATGTAATTGATTCTTTGTTCTTGAAGCGACGCCAGAAGAAACTGTTGAGGACTACACCATAGTCCATAAACCTTACTCGTGTTTCTTCAGTACCTTGATTATTTTTAAGCACAATAAGATCATCAAACTGATAGTGCCAGATAGGGTAAAAAACTGTAGCAGAAGCATTACGGATACCTCCTTGTGAACAACTACGTAAATCGCCAAACCATTTCTTTAAGAATGGAATCATGCCGGTGTGCATGACTTCGCCACCGCGAATGGGAGCGCCCAAAGGACGCAAGCGACCAACCTCCAAGCCGATACCGGCTCGCTTGGCCGCATACTTGGCCATCATCTCCCCAGAAGCAAATATGCTATCCAGATTGTCGTCACTGCGGATAAGCACACAACTGGAAAACTGTTTAGTTGGAGTGCCAAGCCCAGCCAGGACAGGTGTAGCAAGAGTAAACAGGCCATCTGACGCCGCGTTGTAGTACTCTTTGATGTAACGCATACGGGCAGATCCAGGTTCTTCTTTATGGAATACAGTAGCGGCTGCAATGATGTAACGAATTTGGGGAGTTTCATAAATTTCCTTTGTAGCACGATTGCGAACGAGATACTTTTCAATAAGTTGTTCAATAGCTGCATATGAATAAAGCTCATCCTTGTCATGATCCAACATGTCATTCATGCGGTTCCAGTCTTCTTCAGAATACCATGTTAATAATTCATCTGTGTAAAGACCTGTGGCCACATTCTTTTTTACAATTTCATAAAGATGAGGAACATCGTAGTCGCCATAGACGTCTTTACGCAACATGCTGAGACGTTGCTTACCTGCCACATATTGATAATTGGTATGACCAATGTCGGGATTGCTTTCAATATCAATGAGATCTACAATGGCTCTCAATGTGATGCCATCGATCTCTTGTGTGGTGATGCCATCATAGAAATGTAACTGTGCTTTTATTTCAATCATTGACTGACTAACATCAGCAATGCCTTGACAAACTTTAGCGACCTGCGCTTGCCATTTATCAATGTGAAGGGGCTCGCGTTGGCCACTACGTTTTACAACTGTAATTTGCGTCATCTAACTCTCGTTCTTGTTATGCTATTTGTTTTTGCTGGTACTGCCGTTTGATTTTTACTTCTTGGAAGGTATTTACGATGCTGGTTGGGCTCCAATTAAGTATATATTTTTCTTTTGCTACCAGGACTAAATTATCACCTTCTTCTGTTAAAACCAGCCTTGCAGAGGCCATATCTTTACGGTCTAGTAAACTTATAGTATACAGGATTCCAAGCCCGCGAGCAAGATCACAATACACATCATCACTCAAAAGTTGCCAAGGATCTGGCCAAACAGATTGATCATCCCAATGTAGGTAGTACGGTCGCCATGGTGCTCGAAACCACCATTCATTAATGGCATCAAGTGCAGATTCTAAAGGAAGGGTTTGGCACCGATCTCGGAGAAGATTCCAATTCTCCAAGCGGGCACTAAAGGTTGGATGCCACATTATACCAAATAGGTAATAGAATAATATATGGTTCCAAGAACACCCGGGGTTGATGTATACGCCACGTTTACAATATTGTCAGTTTGTGTAATTACAAATGTAATATCGGTTTCAGCATTTTCACTGTAGACGTCGTCCCAGTTGAGATTAGCTGTGTTGCCATCAGTAGCTACCATGACCTTTCCAGTGCGGAATGCATTGTTACGTTCGATGGTGTATTCAAAACTAAACGCCTGTACAAAGTTGGTATCTATACTAAAAATAGTAGAAGGAGTAATCACATTACCACTAAGACTTTGTGCTAAACCACTGTTGCGTTTGTAAGTGCCCATGGCCAGTTGTGTGCCATTGGTTGTGGCAATACTGGCAGTATCGTTGATGTTGATACGACTGTATGTGGTTGAATATGCATCTTCACGCTGAAACATGTCGCTAATGCTGATGTTGTTGTCTTGCCTAAAGTCAATGATACTGGCAGCTGGATTGGTCAATCCATTGTAATGATTACCTACATCATAAAAAATATTTTGCCCAGAAGCGTTAAGACTAACTGACTTAAAAATAATTCCTTCAGCATAGATGGTGTCAAACGCATTGGCCACAATACGTGTGCCGGTAATACCTGCGGTAAGATTTACTCCCTGGTACATTTGATAAAATAAAGAATTTTGTACTGTTACTGATCTGGTTGCTAAACTTGCTGTAGTAATGTTGTTATAAACACCGTAGGTAGTGCCAGTAAATTGACAAGTATCAAACACAGTCTGTGCGTTGGTAATACCATTAGGTGCCGAAAATACTACACAAGCAGTTCCGTCAATTTCAGACGTGGTATCACTGGCACCAGTAAATGTTACATTTCGAAAAGTACAATTTGAAGCAGCCTCGACCAACAGTACGTTGTTTGATGGATCTGCTGATTGGAATCCCATGTCTTGGATTGTTATAAATCTAGGAGGAACTGCGCCGCCCAATGCAATATTGGTTCCAGTTTGTTGTAGACTATCTGCTGTTTGAATTACAGCTTCTGGCACACCGCCAATAATGGTAGTAGAAGAAGCAACAGTTTGGCTGATATTAACTGTCCAAGTTTCTGCACTGACTTCTGCTGTGATAATTGTTCCAGGTGCAATGCCTACGCCGTGTAGTATCTGCCCAACAGCAATGGTACCACTGCTGATAGAATTGATAGTCAATGTAGTATCTGAGATGGTTCCAGTGAACACCGAGCCAGCGGTACGATAGATAACAGAATTGTCTGCACCTTCACCAACCAATGTAGCATAGCTAGGAACATTGATCGGCGCTGATACCTTATAAACACCAGCTGGAAAAAATAAACTACGACGCACTTGTGGATTGGGCTCACGACAGTACAGTTGATACAGGGCCCAGTTGATGGCTTCGGTACAATCTGTAACACCATCGCCCACAGCACCAAAATCCAACACGCTGGCATATTGATCCATCCAACTTTGTAGACTTTGACTGATAGGTGTACCAGTGGGCGTTGTCTGTACAGTATAACCGGCTGCTTGTCCTTTATAGGTATAGGAGTTGGAAAAATTTAAAATATCCGAAAATTCTGTAAGAATTTCGGTATTACCAATAATAGGTGCACCTTCTTCTAAGGTACCATTACCAATATACAGTTGTCGTGTATCAGTGCTCCAACCCAGTTCGGCACCTGCCAGCTGGGGTAAGTCTACTTGTAAACCTTTACGGTTGGTTATTTGGGATATTTGTACAATGGCCACTGTGTTTGTCCTTGAATTCTATTCAGTATTTACCAGCTAAATATGAACATACAAGGAGAACAACATGTCAAATTTGTGGGGTAAAGACGATAGAATTGAAGATGGCACAGCCCTGCGCGATCTTGAGAAAAAAGTGCATTTTCTAATGCAACAGATATTGGGCTCTGGAATTGTGGCTACACGCGGTGCTAATTGTACCGATGTTCCGCAGGATATTGACGATGACGGCAATGAAGTATATGCGTCATATCCTACTAATACCTAAGCCTGTAAGTAATACAGCTCTAATCTGCGCCACCACTGGTCAGCCCAGTAGTCAAAATCTTCAGGTTTTAAAATAAATTCCTGATAGACGGGACGCTCTAGTGGGCGGCCCATGTCATCAACCGGCGGTTTAACACACATTAAAACTACACCTTTGCGTATGTTTGTTCCGTAAACTTCATTGTGCGCTAGGGCATAGGCCACCAGCTGTAGGTAATAGTCTTCAATCCATTCTTGCTTCTTGGGCTTGTTGGTTTGTTTATAGTCTAAAATACTTTCTTCGTTTAGGTGTAGACCACACCCGTCAGTAGTACCGGCATACAGTCCAGGAAAATATAATGGAACCTCTACACCCCAGATTTCGTTGACGTTTACAAGTCCATCTTCAATCACGGTTTGTGCCATGGCATGGCTGGCCCAGCCAAAGGGATTTGATCCACGCTCTCGAAGTTGCCCTTGCTTGATATAATCCTCAAGATAGGTATGCATTCTAGTGCCACGGTTTGCGGCTTCGGTAGTAATTTTTTGTGCGTTTTCAACGCCTACACGTTTTCGCCATTCGTTAAGTGCGGCTTTCTTTTCTTCGGGTTTTGTTTTGTCTAATACAGTTGTTACACTGGGTAACCGTTTTCCATCTGGTGTAGCATATAAACGCTTGCCATCTTCAGTAACACGACTTAGGGGTTTATAATCAAATTTTGGGTTATACACGAAAACTTTCTCCGCATCCACAGCGGTCTCGTTCTACAGGGTTGTTGAATTCAAAACCTTCGTTGAGGCCTTGACGAACATAATCTATTTCTATATCACCTACAACAGGCAAGTCTTTGTTGTCTACTATTATGCTGAATCCGTCTTGCAAGTAACTGGTAGATCCGGGCCATGACTCATCTACATATTCTAACACATAAGCAAGTCCTGAACAACCGGTAGTTCTTACACCCACACGGATACCAATGCCTTTGCCACGCTTGGTTAAATTGTCTTTGATTTTTTTACTGGCTGTGTTTGTTACGGTAATCATCTATCGCGGCCTTAATAGCGTCTTCCGCAAGGATACTGCAATGGATCTTAACTGGCGGTAGCGCGAGTTCCTCAGCGATGTCACTGTTCTTAATTGATCCAGCCTGCTCAAGCGTTTTTCCTTTGACCCACTCCGTGACGAGACTGCTACTCGCGATCGCCGACCCACACCCGTATGTTTTGAATTTTGCATCTGTTATAATCCCATCTTCTACTCGGATTTGTAACTTCATTACATCACCGCAAGCCGGAGCACCTACCATACCTGTGCCCACTGAATCGTCAGTGGCGTCCATCTTGCCCACGTTACGTGGATTTTCATAGTGATCAATTACTTTTTCTGAATATGCCATAATTACCTCTTACATGTTGTATCTGTTGGACTACAAGTTTTGTTGTTATCTGTAGTAGGATTATTAGAATTCGTAGGTTTAGTTGTTGCAGGTGCAGGTGTCGCAGGCTTGGGTGTTGTCACTGGTTGTGGTACAGGTTTAGGAGCCAGTACGAGAGTTGACAACGGCTTAGGTGTTTCTGGTTTAGGAGCTTGCGGTGCCGGTGTCTTGTTGTCTCTAAACAGATTACTAAATCCGGCAGAGTATGCAGACAAACTCAACGCCACAAGAAATATGCCAACCCATTTCATCGATTGGGAACCAATACTGTGCGATAGCAATTACAGTTGGCATCTAGGATAGCTTCCCAGTGCATGTCGGACGGTGGAAGATATGCTGGAGCAGCCGGAGCAGGTTGTTGTATGTATACCGGTTGTTGTTGAACTGCAATAATAGGAGGGCGGGTAACTTCATACACAATAGCACCACCAACTACCGCAGGAACTACCCAGCCATATCCAGGATGCCAATAGTAGTGTCCACCACCATATCGCCAACCGTGAGCCTGTGCGGTAATGGCAAACATCAACAAGGCGATAGCAATTATTCGTTTCATTTTGTTTCTCCGATTTACTATGTCATTATAACATGTAATGCCAAGTTTGTCAACTTTATTGGCGACGCTTCATTGCTGCCTTGGCATTTGAATTGACCACTGCCTGTGCCTGATCTACACTCATTCCGGTTGTGGCTTCGGTATCGCCTTTGAAACTGACTATGCCAGATTGTAGATCCAATGGCTCCAAGATGTTGCTAAGTGGTTCCATACCAATTGCTGTGGCTAACGTATCGGGAGTAAGATTAACTCCAAGACTTTTGGCTGCTTCAATAAAGGCCTCCTGACTGATTTGTTTCTGAGCACCCTCATCGTCGGCTCGATCTGCCAACAAAGTTGCCAGACTGGCCAATTTTACAGCATCAGAATTTGTGTTATCGTCAGCAAATTCACGAATCAACATTATCTACGGCCACGTCCCAAACTTGCAGATGGGGTAGGTAATTCTTCTTCTTCGCCTGGTGCTGGTAATTCAGGTGGCATTTCTTCTCCGCCCATATCAGCACCCATATCAGCACCCATGTCAGGTGGTGCGCCTAGGTCGTCGCCTGGAATCTGTGGAGCCTGTCCTGTGACTACGCCAGTGGCCTGTTCAAGTTGAGTCTTGGCACCTTGTAAATTTTGTAACAAACCTGCAAGTGCAGCAGTTGTATCTGTATTGAATTGCATGGCTTGGTCAACACCGACTTCGTTTTTAATTTGATCAACCAAGGCCGGAAGATCTTTAAACTGCATGGCACTTACTTGTTCGCTCATTTTTTGCACTTGATCGACCATGTCTTGGCTGGCCAGGACTACCTGGGCCTGTTGAATTTCAGAAGCTTCGCGCAGGCGGCGAGCACGGCGACGACTTTCAGCCATGGCAGCTGGATTGTTCATCTGTTGTTGCAGTTGTGCTTTTTGTTGTTGCAGTTGTGCCATCTGCTGGTCAATCTGTTTCATTTGTTCTTGGGCTTGTTTTTTGCCTTGCTGAATAGCGGCTTGTTGTAGGCCAGCTTGTTGTTGAGGATTCTGACCAGGTTGACCCATGCCACCTGTAGGAACTACAGTGCCTTGTACTTGTTCTTCTTTGATACGAGCTGACAGGACCTGCTCCAACATGATCAATTTCATGTAGGCAGGATTTTGTTCGCTGTGATGGAATTTAGGAGTGCGTCGATGTTCGCTGACCAACTTGCGCACACGGTTCAATAAGGTCTGAGCCTGGCGGCGGGAAATAGTCTCAAAAGAGATACGATCGCCAAAATAGCTTTCAAATACCTTAGCGGCTTGTTTTGTTTGACTTGGTACGGCCAGTTCTTGCAGTTTCATTTTCGAATCCTCGTTGTTGACAGTATTTAGCCCAGTTTACACATTTGGTCAGTTGATTTTCCAGGCGTTTTTTGTTTATGATTTTGCTTTCCAATTTGGTTGCAATAATATCGCGAAAATTAGGGTCTTTGCTACGTTCGCCCACGGCTGTACGAGCCGATATGTCCTGATTTAAGCTGTATAACTTGTTGTCTGTTTCCAACAACTCTCTAGCCAGGTTATAGGCACAGTGTTTGTCAGCAATACACCAACTGAGTGCAGTTCTTGTGCTGTGAAATGTGCCGGCATCGGTGGCTGAACAAAATACCTGATATCCCGGACGCTGAGGAATTATACGGTATTTTCCAAATACTTCATATTCTCCTTCATCGTTTTGCCAAATTAAATTGTCAACAATATCGCAAAATTCCTGTCGAAACATGCGATCAAATTCTTGGTCTGATTTCATTTAATCACGTAATGGGATATAAGATAGATAGTGGAAGCTGATAAAAATCCAATGATACCAACGCCCCAGCTGATCAATCTATCTGTGTTTTTTTCGGTCAGTTTGCTGACACTGGATTTGACTTCTGTGACCATGACACAAAGATGTGCAATATTTTCAGCCATGGCCGACATTTTGTCTTCTAACGCATTGTAGCGTTCAGCACACAGCTCTACGTGAGCTTCAAGGCTTTTCTTTTCGATATCTGTGGCTTCAACGGTCATTGTGGTTTTTCCTATCAGGATTGATTGTCAATCTCTTCGATTGTATTTATAGCTACGGGTTCAAACCAAATGTTTTGTTCTGGACCAGAGGTAATCAACATAGGCGCCAGATCACTTCTATTGGTCAGATCCAGCAACATGGGCACTCCTGCGGCATCTTGACGTAACACACTGACTGGGTCCGTATCGTCTCCAAAAATTCCGTCGGTTTCAGTTTCAAATTCAAATCGCCAGGTCAGGCCAGGCCGACGCTCAGGCGGTGTCATGTTGAATATCTGAGTACGCATGCCAATGATTTGAGTTAAAGTTTCCCAGTTTCTTTGTTGATTGCGAGCCATATTCCAGTCTGTAACAGAACTTATTGTATGCCCGGCCTGATCTGTGAATGGAATACGGGTCAATTTAAAATGTCCAGTTATTCCAGTAGCAGTAATATCAAACAAGGTGGTACAGGCAAATCGCATCTATTGGGTTCGTGATAATTCGTACAGGATTTCTACCTGTTCACACAGGTTATTCAGTTCGGCATTGTCACGTCGTGATTGAAAAATATCAACCCAGCGTTTCTGTTGTTCCAGTTCCTCTAACTCTCGTTGCAGTTCTGGATCACGGCTGTGTAGGGTTCTGTGATGGCTTCCGGGATTTCTGGCATACACAGTACGTCCACCGTCAGGGCTTTCAAATATGGTCACTTCGGTAATTTTGCTCACTGTCATTATGTGTGTATTTAATGCCAACAAAAAACCCCGGAGTTTTAATTCCAGGGTTTGTTGTGTAACTATAAGCTATTAAGCAGTATAGTATGTGCCTTGTGTTGTGAACACAGCGTTTGCACCAGAACTTGCCCAACCAATGTTGAAGCCACCACTTGCGTTAGCAGCTTGACATGCTGTCAAGAACTGAGCGGCATTGGCAAAAGCGCCTGTTGGGAATACAGCAACGTTCAATACTGTGTTAGCAGCAGGATTAACCTGATACATGGCAACAGTACTTGTTTGCTGGATACTTGTCAATGTGTTGGAAATAAATCCACTTACATTGCCTACTCCGCCTGTCAAGGCACTGTTTGCTGTAGCTTGGAAAAAGTCTAATTTAGGACCTTGGAAGTTTGTTACAGCAGCAGCTGCTAAGTTACCAGACTGTGAAGGTGTACCGTTTAATACGTCAGTAGCGAATACGGGTTGTGCGCCACCGCTTACGATTGTGATATAAGCCATTTTAAATCTCCTTTATATGTGGTCACTGAGGACCTGCATGTATTTACCAGATTGGTAAAAAATTAGGAGTTTGGTTGGGATTCTGGGTTATTTACAGCACGATTAGCCGCGGTAAATCCGCCTGCTAAACGGTTTACAGCCTTGGCCATACCGGCATCGGTGGCCATGACCCAGCCTTCTTGTCCAGGGTGTTGTAGATCCAACTGCTGTAGTAGATCCATCTTGATATCGTGTAGCAGGACCCAGGCTGTGAAGGCCGCGGCCATGCCACCTATGTTGCTACGGGGACTCTGCAGGTATTCTACAATGTTGGCAAACTTTCTTGGACTTACCCGTTGCTGTAACCAAGCACCAAACCCGGCCAACAAGTTGTCAAAAGTACCACCTACTCTGCTGTTGATATAATCCACACACAGTCGAGGCAGGTCTGTGATTTGTAAGGCTCTAAGATCTGCAGGATTAAACAGTTGATCTATTGCGGCACCACCCTTGGTGTAGACATCGCGCAGTTGAGCAACCATTTCTTTATTGGCCCGTACATTTTCTTTGGGGTACACAGGCTCCAACAGGAGTAGACCCGGCACTGTCTTAAATTTAAACGTGCCAATGGGCTCTTTGGGTGCACCGGGTTCGGCGTACTTGGTATGCATGGCAATGCCCACATCACTGGCATCAATGCGTTTGCCTACATCACTGGCCACTGGAATTTTATACTCTACAGCATTGGGTGTAAAAACAAAGTTACCAGCTTCGATGGGTGGTTTATCTGTGTACAGGAGATCGCCTTGGAGAAAGCCACGATACGATTTTGGTACTGCGGCCTCCAACATGGGCCATAGTTTATCGTAGATGGGTGCTAGATCTCTTACACGAGTAGCAGGTCGGCCTTGGGCGGCAGCTTCTGTATCTCTAGCAGCCAGATGTTGTGTGACTTTCCGTGGGCTGGTAAACAGGCCGTTGTAACCTTTGGCTCCAAATCCTGCTACATCAGTCAGGATAAATGTGCCATTGGCATCACGGCCAAATACCAGGGCAGGTTTTCCATCCCATTTGACTGTGGTAGTTTTACCTGTGTCAGCGGTGGTATGACGAACAATGTCCATGGCCTGTTTGATTCCACGACTGCCTGAGCGGAACACAAGATCTTCAAGATGTTCAATGCCCTTGGCACGTCCGCCTTGCACTTCACTTTCAATCAACTTTTGCATGCCTTGATTCACAATGCGATCACGCAGACGAGCTAGGAAGTTTACATCACTGTACTCAATGTAGGGATCTGCACCTTCCATAGTATCTTCCAAGAAAGGCAAGCCCTCACGTTCCATGTGAGCTCGGAAGTCAGCCAGTTTGGCCTCACGAGCAGGATCTGTGCTAAGTGCTTGTAGGATTGATTCCACTGAAGCTAGATCTTGACGTGTGGCCTTTTTATTAAGCAGTAGCTTGGCCACAGCATCCGGATCATTTGTAATAAGAGTATTATTTGGATCTCGTTTGGAAATGCCGGCATTTTGGTTCAGTTTGTAGCCCATACTTTTGGCTATGCTATTCATCAACACATTACGCTCGCGGCCTTTGTACTTAGAGTCTGCAGGCATGGCACCTAACACAAATTTTGACCATGGTACATCCTTCATAAACATAAAATCAGTCTGTACAAAACCACGATCGGGTCTGCCATCGATGGGTGTTTTAAAATGTACTGCTGATCCTGAACGCTTGATCCATTCTTCTGGTTTGAGTCCTTGGCTGGTACACCAGGCACGCAGTTGTTGTTCTAGTTGTTCTTTGCTAACCGCATTAGCATCCACAGCAATATCCAAGTCACCCGATGTGTCTTTGATACCGGTTGAACCCAAGGTATTGTTTTGCAGATCCAGGTCTGGCAACATGTGCTCTAACCAGGCCAAGGTAGGTTTGACATCAGTCTGGGCTATGCGTTGAGTCAGCGCACGACCATCTTGATCTTTGAATACGTTGCCACCTTCAAATATTTTCATTGTACCACAAATCCTTGAGCTCTGAGTGCTGCATCCGCTTCGGGATTCTTAGTTGTTTTAACATAGTTATTATTTCGCTGAGCTGGTCCAATTTCGTAGGATGTGGCTTTTTTGGCCAAGCCAGGGTCCTGTTGTTTGAGTTGTTGTGACAATCTCTGTATGCCTTGTACCGCGATAGTGATATAAGCTTCAATTGCAGCAGGATCTGTGGGTGCCTGTTCTACCCTTGACAAGGCAGATGATAATTGTAAACCTATGTCAGGCAATTGAGAACGTACCATGTCCATGTTCAACTGTTGGCGTGTGCCTGGAATAGTTGAGGCCATTTTTTTATCAACCCATTGACGAAATTGTTGTACTACTGAGTTTGATACCGGTGCTGTCGATGTAGGTGTTGTTGGTGTAGGTGTTGTCGCAGATGAAGGTGCTGTGGGTGGTGCCACGCGAGCTCGTTGTTTCATTGTAGCCAACTTAGCAGGATCCACACGAGCTTCCTCTAAATCAGACTGCATGCCTTGTATACCACCTGTGGGTTTACCATAAACCTGTTGCATGAGTTGACCTTGGCGGCTCTGCGCAACCGAAGATGGCATTTGTCCTGGAGTGGCTTTTGGAGCAGGTGCCGGTGCGGCCGCCGGTGTTGGCGCTGGCATGGTCTTTGCTGTCTGTAGCCATTCAGCAGCTAATTTTTTAACGTAGTCCGAAGTCTGTCTCTGTGATTGACCTTGTTGCTGTATTTGATTGAATTTGGCCGAGCTGGTCATGGCACCGGGTGTGCCAAAGGCTTTTTTTAAGTCATTTACCTTGTCAAGGAAACCTTCTTGGACTAGGGTGATTTCATGAATTTGCATCGGTTTTCCTGACAGTCCTGGTAAATTTGGCAGGGTCTTTTAACCGTATGGCATTGAGCAATTTTCGTGTGAGATTATCGGCCTGTTCGGGACTATAACTACCTTCAATTTCTTCCAACAAGCGTATAGCCGAAGAGATAATGTTGGATGCACGATTTTCAATAACATGGCGCTGATCGCGCTCGATATACATGGCATCTAATTCTTCCAACAGGCTACGAGTTTTCTTTTGCATAATGGCCAAGACCTTTTTATTATTTACCAGAATCTGCGGTAAAGATTTGCTAATTCAGGAAACACCTGTTCAAAGGATTCGCCTCGTAAAGCGTCAAATTTCTTGATTTCCTCTAGCATGCTCTGTATGTTTTTGGAATTTTCTTTCCACCCAACTGGCACGAAATTTTTATATGCAGATTTAGTTAATAAATCTGCATATTCTTGTGTCATGTTATTGAGATTGAATATACCAGCAGCCATGTGCTTGGTATGATTAGTAATGTCGCCTTCTCTATTGGTGTTAAAATTTGTATCGACCCATGTATCCAGTTCTTGTTGATACAGTAAATTAAATATACTAATAGTTTCTTCTACCACAAACATTACATTACTGGGCAAAGTTTCCCGTAAATTCAATATGTTATTGGAGACTTGATTCCAGTTAGCTGGCCACCGTTGATACTCAAATTTATCACCAACTCCGTCTAAACTGATGTGTAATTTTACCAAATGAAATTTCTTAATTGTATCAAAATTCTTAGCATGTATGTATTGTGTGCCATTGGTTTGAAAACACAAGGTCAATTGACGATCAGCATTGGGCATATGGTCTGCCAACCACCTGGCTACATCCCAATATTCTTGCCCCAATAAAGTTTCGCCACCACAAAACACCAATTGCCTTAAGTTTGAAAGATCTAGTTTACTTAAAGCGTCAATTACCTGAGATTTTTTACCTGGAGTTGATATAGGTTGATTCCATTGACCATGATCTTTAAGATGTCGTTGCCAATAGGTGCTGTTGTCTACGCCACAAATACGGCAAGCTAAATTACAACTAATATCAAACATAAGGTCAATTCGTGCCGGGCCAGTTAAATTAGACTGTCCGTACATTTGTAAACCTTTGTTCATACCTGTTCTAAAGCTGTCGTAAGACATTGCTTCTAATTGTCGACAGTTTGAACAACCTGGATCCCAAATATTTTGTTTATTGATATCTCTCAACGGTACCAGCGCAGGATTATTCCAAATATCTTGATCAACAGAAATTGGTGACAAATCTCTGCGTAGACAACAATTTTGTACTAACACCGTCTTGGATTTAAAATTCAAATTTAATCCGCCGTGTATCATAGAACAATACAGATCGGTCATGACGTTTTAATCTGCCCTAACAACTGCTTTAATTTGGCACTTTGTACATCGGCTGTAATTTTGCCCGCTTCTTCTCTGTCTGCGGGATTAGCAGGTTCGGTACCGTTAATCATTGTGCTTTTTGCCTTGATCGAATCCAGTAAATTGCCGCCAGGACGTCTAAATCCAGATTGTTCTTCCTCGCCAGGGTCTGTGATACGCATGGTTTCAATGTTGTAGTCTAGGTCAATCTTCATACCAACGCCTGTTGAGCTACGTGACTTCATACACTGGATCTGATACTTGCCACGTTCACGCATAGCTCTACTGGTAAAAATACCAAACACGTTGTCTGCTGTGTTGATCTTACTGATGCCACCTGAAATATGACTGTGATCAAATTCAATTTCTTCCACAGCCGATCGATTCAACTGCGACGCTGTCACAAACAACACGTTGAGTTCTTTGGCCAAGTTACGCAGTTCTTCCGACACATACTTGTCTTTGACAAATAAGTCATTTGGGCTAACCTTGGCACTGACTGGCATCAACAAGTCCAAGTAGTCACACATGACAAAATCTACCCGGATTCCGGTCTGTACCTGTACTTCTTTGATATAGCTACGAATGTCGTTGATGTTGCTCTGTGCTGGTAGGGCCTTGATTCTATACTGTCCGGCTTTCTTCGATACCAATTTGACTTTGAGTTCAGTTTGATCAATATCCTTGCGTATTTCTTTTGTGCTCATGCCACTCAACATGGCGTCAGTTCTTAGGGCACACAGTTCTTCGCTGAGTTCTAAGCTGATATACACACCGCTCAGTCCTGCTTGCAACCAGCTCAATGCTATGTTCATCATAACCAGCGACTTACCTGATCCGGATCCGCCTGCAAAAATGTTCAGTTCACCACGACTGAATCCGCCATACAGGATCTTGTCCATCTGTGGCCAACCTGTGCTTACCTGTCCGCCCGAATTAAAATACTTGTCAATACGTTGTCTTGGATCAGCCCAGTAATCTGTGCCCATGTCTTTGGTCAAGCTGATTTGAACTGCGTCTTTGATAAGTTTTTCTACCGGATCATACTCGCCTTTTTCTAACAGATCTGCTGACTTAAGAATAGCACGTTCTAGTTCTTGTCTGCGAGTAAAACTTTCAAACTCAGACATAAACCATTCAAAGTGCCCTTCATTTAAATCTGGCACAGTCTGTAACTTAACACCTGTACTGGCACCGATTTGATCTACTGTGGGCAGAGTCTTGTATTCGTCGCTGTGGCGGGCAATGAACTCGGCCGCTGGGCGCAAACTTCTATCAAAGTTTTCGGGATTATAAATGTTCTGCACACGCACATACGACTCTGCGTCTTGCAACATCATTTCTAAGAATAGTTTTTGGACATCAAGTCCGTAGTCTTTTAACAAGTTGTTTCTTCCTTAGTTCTATTTTAATCTTACTAGATTCCTTGGCCTGCATTATAGTTAGTAAAGTGGCCAACCTACCTATACGAATTACGGCATCATTGATATCCTTACAACCCACGGGCCACTCGGGCATGCTGACAGTCCAGCCTAGCTCTACAGCACGGTCCACTAAACGCATGCCTGCTTCATCCTGATCTGGTACTACAACAACATCACGTGCTAGACTGCGTATTAGTCTGACCTGTGCATCATTGATTTCTGCATGCAACACCGCAAGCCCGTTAATGCTGAGAGCATCAAACACACCTTCACACACAATTACTGACTGCCATGAGTTCTGTTGCAAGTCTGTGCCAAACACATAGCCCGACTGTATGTCCTGTATATACTTGGGCATTCTATCATCTAGGAATCTAGTGGTATGTCCTACCACCTGACCATTGTAGGTAAATGGAATAACAATTCCAGGACGTGGCATTGTTTTATAAAAAAACGGATAATCCAAGGGTATGGACCTAGAGGTCAAATAATCCTGTGCCTTTTCATTCAACGACTGGGTGTCTGCTGGAAGATCCTTGTCTTCAAATTCAATAGTTTGTAAACGTGTGACGATTTCTTGACGTTCTGACAACAGACCCTGTATCGATCTTTGCTTGAGACTTTCGAGATTAATGCGCTCAATTTCTTCGGCAGGAACATTCAACCACTCTAGTAACTTACGAGCTTTGAATGTCAATGTGCGCCCCAAGACAAAACTGGCCGTGTAGCCACAGTTGAAACAGTGATAACTCCAGGAACCATCGGCTGTGGGTTTTAGGCCGCCGCGACTGCGTCGATCTTGTGTGTCGCCACGATGTATGCAACAGGGTGCATTGAAACTGATCCAACCCGAAGCAGTCTGTTTTCGTTTACTGGGCAAATATGTAACGACATCTATCATCCTTTGATTATACAGGAATCTATACGAGAAATCAAGCGATCACATATCAATCGGTGACCCAGTTCCGTTGGATGATTACCTGATTTGCGGTATTTTACAGGCAGGTCTTTGAGGAACCAACGACTAAAACTCCAATCCGGCCAAGCCAGGGTAACGGCATGACTAACCAAACGCACAGGTTCAGCCAGATTAAACTGTATCATATTTAGGCCTTGTCTAGCAGCCACACCATCGAACAACAGAACTGTTTCTTGGAATCGCAAGGCCTGTATCTGCCTACTGTCGGTTAGGACTATTTGTTGCTGTATCAACGGTTGCCATTGATCATTGCCGGGCCATGCACTGTGTACAAACCTGTTCCAGTCTGGATCAATGGGTGCCATGACACGATTGGGATCATAGTAGCTGAATCTGGCAGCATCAGTATGTCCAACCAGGATCAAACATTCATTTGGATTGGGCTCGTGATCCAACCACCAAAGAAAGGTCCATACAGCACTTTGCAAACTACCGCCGGGTATACCGTAGTTTTCTACCGGCACCGAATAGTGTTGGCCTAATAGACCTAGAAAACAGTGTTGTTCTCTATACGTGGTATTTTCTGTCAGGTCTGGTGCGCATCTAGGGTGTGACTCAAGTGCAGGATCGACCAGTTCGTCACCCCAGATCCAACTGTCGCCGAATCCTACAATTTTTTGGAATTTCATTTATCTGTAGAACAGATCCAAGACATAACCGGTGCTGATGATAACCATTGCACCTTGTTGACTGGGTGCCACTGGATAATAAGGTGTGTTGATGCCGGCATTGGGCATCAGCCAGTAGCCAGATCCACCGTTGGTTACAGTAATACTTTCGATACTACCAGTGTCGCTGATGGTGGCTTCGGCAGTGGCACCAGCGCCATCGCCCACAATGTTAATCTTGGGTGGTGCTAGATAACCTTGTCCGGCATTTTGAACTGTAATATTAGTGACCATGCCGTCGGTACAAGCGGCATAGGCCTGTGCCGGAACGCCATTACCGCCCGGTACAGCAAAAATACTGTTGTTGAAGCAGAGTCGAACCAAGGGATACCAACCAATTATGTTGAGATAAATGGTTCCAGTATAGTTGTAATAGGTAATGCTTTCGGCTCCAGTTGGATTATCTAGATTGACCCCCAATGGCACATTGTAAGGGACCGATTGGTAGTCTTCTGCTGCCTGTGCTTTGATAGTACCAGTGTATCCATCCAAGGTCATCTGCACTGTGGTCACTGGATATTTGGGCACAACGAAACTGCTGTAGTATTCTGTATTTAAAAACGAATTCCAGTAGTTGGCACCGTTGGGGTTTCCACCCCAGTACCAATCGGCTCCAGGATAGTTGTCGTAGCTGGTGCCATCGGGGCTGCCCTGGGCACTCATTTTAACAGTAGGTATAGTTAATGGTGCACTGGGTACATACTGTGGCAAGACTGAATTTACAATGTTACAAGGAGCACGGGCACCTGACTGCGCATCAGTGAATACTGCTTCATTTAATACGCCGCTGGCTCTGGTGATACTGTAACTGGCTGGCTGTGCTAACACATCTAATAGGTCTGGAGTACTCAATGTAACTTTAACTTGACCTGCGGGACCATTCAATATGACCATGGGTTGTTCTAGTAAAATCACTGTGCCTTCGGTGTTGAGCAGGCGGAACATGAAAGTGCTACCAGTCACATTGACTGGTTTTTCGTTTTGGTTAACAAACTGAAATAGCAACACATTGTCAACACCTTTGTTTATGGTCAAGATTTTGGAGTACACGGGATTATACCTGTAGGTAAAGATATTGGGGTCTGTGCTGTCCAGCGCCAGGACCCGGGTTAACTGCTGATAGATATACACTTCGGTTGAATACATACAGCTTATTTAGTGGATTTGGTCGCGGTGCCAAATTTGGTCTCATAAATATTCCTGATTATGACAGACAATATCTTCACACAATTGGCCGACAAATACCCGTTTATCACCTTGTGTGTCTACGCCACTCACGAATATGTGGGTATTATACAAAATCGTGATGACATAATCACCACTATCTATGACTTTGGCAGTATTCAAAGTGTAGAAGAAAAGCGCAAATTCTTAGAGTTGGCCAATATTTGGTGGTGGGAAAGCAATCGTAGTATACCCATCAACATATTCCTCAAAGGCGAGTGGGATCTGTTCCGTGGATACCTGCGTACTTTTGTCAATAAAGACCTGGAAATCATGCACGGCCCTGCCTGTAGTCTAAGTGAAATGGCACGTAAGAAAAGCAAACGTAAAAGTATTACACTTGTAAGACGTCTTGACTGAGTAGGTTCATATGCAAGGCCACCAAGGCCGCATAGCCGATAGCATGTGCATGTTTGAACACAAACCCTCGTGAATCATCACCATCCCACACTGATTCAAACACTTCTGCCCACGGCCTGTTTTGTAAGTGTGCCTTGCCTGGGCGAATAATACTGATAAATGCTGCCATTCTAGGTATAGAATCCGGTCGCATTGCCTGTAATAAATCTGTATAGTTACCCACGTGTACCAATTGTTTGGCCCAGGCAGTATCGGTCCATAGTTTTGACCACGTGGGTTCTTGACCCAACATGGTTTCGTAGTGTTCGGGGTTTTTGATCAGTTGATATACTGACATGTTCAACAGGTCAATTTTGAAGTATCCCAGTTGTTCTGCCTGTTCATAGTCGATAGCAGCACACTGATTTACAGGATCATACGGAATGTCGGTCACATACACACCCGAGTTGTGTCTACGCACTTGCCCTTGATGTAGTTGGCGTGCCGGTGTGGCCCGAATTAGCTTTAGTACTTGGTCTCTGTCAGCCAGGTCCAGGTCAATATCTGCACTCATAGTAATGTATTATAGTGGTCAAAAAGGAAATTTGCAAAATCTTTATGAGCCAAATCACCGTGATGTCCGTGATTACCCCATTGATCAAAATCAAACGGAACATGTTGTTTTTCTAAACAATACTGTGTAAAACTAAATGTATTTAAATTAAGAATTCTAGGATCACTGTATACATAATCCGAAAATGATTTAATAAAAATATCCTGATAGTCTATTAGCTTATAAGTTACATTGTTACCAGCAAACATGATGTAATTGACATTTTGTTGTTTCAAAAAACTGGTTAACATTACCAACTCTTTTAAAAAGTTTGTTTGTTCTGCTTCGTCATCATAATGACGATACCATTCTTGAGCATAACGATAATATGGCAAGCGTTGATTATTTTCAATACCGTGTATTCCGTGTATTTGAAAACTTTCAAAATGTCCATCCTTAAAACCAGCTGGTAATGTTTTATCGACATTCCACCACTCGTTCCTGATCATGCTTCCTAAACATATAACTGCTAGAATTGAGTCGTTGTTGTTTTTTCTTAGGTCCAGAATATCTCTTACTGTTGTTCGTATAATACGAGCATTACATGATCCGGATAGCCCATTGTTGATTACTGTATTTGTTTTCAGCAATTCCCCAAGATATTCACTGTATCTATTTTTGGTTGTGCTCATTACTCCATAGCTATCGCTATTACAATACAATATCATTACCAACCTGCTTTCTGTAGGATTTCTTTTGTATACTCTTGATCGGCTGGATAGTCTCGAAACTTTTTCATCCAAAAGTCCGAATCAATGTAGGGCCAGATCATGGCAATTTGTGTGGCATCCAACTCACTTAGGAACTTCTGACCAGACTCACAGTTGTAAATCACCCAGGGACTGATACGGCCTGTGGTCACAGCATAGGACATGGCATTGCTATTGCCATAACGCAGGCAATCGTGCGGAGGGTTACCTGTTTGTTCTGACCAATCAATACCAAATTCAATGGCACGGGCCAGAGCATCATTCACATTCTCCACACGCAAGTAGTCGGTCAGATATTCTGTATAGACTGAATCTTTGGCCCAGTGATCTAGTTTTTTATTTTGTTTCAATACCCATCGAACAAACTGTTCAGGATTGACAGCACGTATGTCCACGCAATAACGACCAAACTTCACAAAGGCCCGGTAGTAAGGGCTATCAGCAAAGTCATCGAAGGTTTTTAGTCGAGCACTACCCTGTGTAAGTTCGTAAAACTTGATATAAGCGTGAAATCCTAGCCGCACACCTGGTTCGTCTTTTTCCATGCGACGGCGCCGCGGTTCGCATGAATGCACCGCAAGACTGGACTCTTTCATAAAGTCTTTCCGACAATACTGGCAGGTATACTTCATTCTTCTACTTTGACAAAGTGTCTTGTAAGGTTATTTTTTTCAACATAAGGTTGATAATTTATAAGCCCCCATCCGGTACGGAACATGGGCAATAGCAGTGCTACCTCGTGTGGAGTTATATCAATTTGCGGTTTATAAAGATGAACACCAAACTTGATATCTGTAAATTCAGGAACTTTTGTTTCTGTTCTGGGTTTGGTTTTAAAAGGCCATATCATTTCTTTGTCTCCTGTCCTGCTTGTTTCAAGTATGCATCAATCTCTTTTTTGGTGTTGAGTTCAGACATTAGGGCGATTTCGTCGTCCTTGTAGTGTGGGTACAGTTCAGCCAACTGCTTGCGTATGCCCGATACCCCGGCTTCTTTTTTACGAGGAGCAATCCATTGATGCCGCTGTGTTCCTAGACCCGGACTAACTGCTGTGGCGCATAACCATTGTAGTTTAGGATGCCGATTGATATCAAAAAATCTCTTGTTAAGATAGTGATTACAACTGCGTACATAGTAGTCTTGCAATTCAGCGTCACCCTGTATACTGCTCCCCCAACGAATCATAAGAAAGTTACTGAACTTTTTTCGTTCCTCGTCGGTTAGGCTGTCGTAGAAGGTACGATTCTTACGATCAAACTCGGCCATCTCGTTTCCAATTGATAACTTATCCATTGCGTAAGGCCGCTACTATGTCGGATACATCACTTTTGAGTCTGGACATGTCTCTGCGTAGACGTGCCAACTCTTGCGTACAGGCATGTAGTTCTGATTCTAAATTGGCTATCTTGCGTTGTTCGGCTGTGTTGGTTGATACTTTCTCTGCTGGCGTAACAGCTACTACCCCAGTGGATTCTACATTGTATTGATCTTTCATTACCAGGCCTTGTTATAGTCTACTACTTCACAGTTACGACTGATGTCCTTGACAAAATATACACAGTCAGGTTTGTCACCGTCGCCAACTGGCACACACAACATCTGTCCGTTTTTGAGTTTGGGTGCATACCAGGAAACTTCCTGATACACATCGATGATTTCAATGTCTAAGAAACTGGGCCTAAAGCTCGAAAGTGGATTGAATTGAAACGCCTTAAAGCCGCGATCGTTGATCGAAGTCAAGGGCAGGACTTCTAAGTCACCCAGGTCAGGTTCGCCAATTAAGATTTGCCAGTCTACGGGCATGCGTATTTTGTTGTTGCCAATGCGCAAGACCAAGGCAGGTGCTGTAAAACTTTCTAAGAATATTAACGGAATATAGTGATAGTCGGGTTCTTGTGGACTGCTGTTATCAAAGATAGCAAAACGCATGTCGTCTACTTCTTCTGGCAAGTGGTCCAGATCAAATGGTTGATTGTCTAGTGTTAGTATTCTCATAATGTTATTATAGCACATTTTGTAAGTTGTGCAACCTTTATTTCCATTCTAACTTTTCCTGTGTAAACGGATAATTTGCTTCACGATAAAAAGTTTTTCTTTTGGTCAGGTGACGTTTGGCAAACTTACAGGTCGAAGTTACGTCCCAGATTTGCACGTGATCTTTATCCTCAGCCTTGCGGATGCCGCGACCAATACTTTGTATGACGCGGACGAAACTCTTGCCTGGCTCCACAAGCACCAAATTAAAGATACGAGGAATATTAATACCCACAGCGGCCACACCATAAGTTGCCACAATAATTTTACCAGTAGCATCGGCCACTTCATCATATTCATCTTGTCTCGCCTTTGCTTTGGTTGCACCTGAAACCATAACTGCATTATCGCCTAGTCGTTCAATCAGACCTTGTCCGGCTGCAATACGATCCACCAAGACCAGAGTATTGCCTGTGGCATTTACTTGTTTTACCAGGCGTGCAATAGTATCTAATCTGTCGGGTTCTTCTAATAGGAACTTTAATTCACTCTGATAGTTGGCAAACTCGGCGTGGTCGACCAACTGCACAATGTTCACATGGCACTGTGCCAGCACTCCGCGGTCCTGTAGTTCACTGGCACTGAGTTGATTGATCACTGGGCCAAGACTGCACTTTAGGGCTTGAAATTCAAATGGTTCTTTGGGTATAGTTCCTGTGAGTCCCCAACGCAAAGGTATACGGCTCATTACCCCTGTGAGTAAAGTCTTGAGTGCGTCGGCTTTGGCCATGTGTACTTCGTCAACTATAACACACACCACATCTTCTAAGAATTCTTGTATGGTACAATCGCCTACACCCGACTTGGTATTTTTTAATAGCACATTTAGGCTTTGCCAGGTGCAGATGGTATGCTGGCGCCCCCATTCCTTGCGGTCACCAAAGTAAACACCCACATCCTGTTGCATGTTGATGTAGTCTTTTTCGGTTTGTGTTACTAGGCTCTTGTTAGGCACAATAACAATGGTTCTACCGTAGGGTGCTACTGCATTGCTCAGTGCGGCTGTGATTACAGTCTTGCCTGCACCTGTGGCAATCTCCTGGATACATTGTGGATTCTCAAGGAAATTGTTGATAATTTCAACTTGGTAGTCGCGCAACTCCATGGGTTGCCCTTCCATTGGGTGACCTTTAGGCCAGACTACATGACTAAATGATTGCTCTGTCACTGGTTCGAAAGCAAAATTGACCGAGTAGTCGCGTTGATCATCCAGTTCAATGTCATAGTTGAACTTTTCCAAGATAGGAACGATCTCAGGTAACAGATTTACATAAGTGCTACCACCCAATTGAAAATATGATACCTTACCGTCCCAACGTCCAAGACGAACTGCTGGCAAGTACCGTGCGCCTGGCACATCATATTTGAACGCATTGACCAAAGCACGACGAGCATCAAGTTCAAGTCCTTCGATCTTAATGTTTACTTCGTCACGGATTATGATTGTAGCTGTTCGCACTATGCTAATTCTAAAGAAAAATAGTTATCTTGTATTGTAAGATTTTTTGTAATGATTTGTCTAGCCTTGGTTAAATTTTCTTTCCAGTTGACCAGATTGGCCAATGGTAGTGTCTTGGTATGCGGAATTAAATCTTTTTCTTGGCACCATTTTAAAAATTCTTGTGGTGGAGTTTCTTTGTAAGGTCTGACTAAATTTAGCCCCAACTGGCCATCTACATTGTCCCAATTTACATTGTCTCTGTAAATATCGTCGTAGATATCCATGTTCTTAAATTTTTCAAATGCTTCTCGACCATGCCCAGGATAAGTTATGTAAAGGTGACATACTTCCCAGTTATAACAGTTATCCTTTAAGGGATTGGCGACTCGCCAATGGGTAGGATCTTGGAATCGATAAGTAAACGAGTCCTCAATGAGATGTATATGACAATTCATTTCTTGATATGCTTCATATATTTTAGTATCAATTTTATAGAACAACTCAGTGAGTTTAGGCCATCGTTGTCTTGTTTCGCCCCAGTCCTTATGCAACTTGTTTAGTTGTCGTTGATCGTACCAGTTGGTTGGCATTTCAATGATTGGCATTTTCAACAGGGCCAACTGATTATTTACGGTTTCAATATAGGCTATTTCTTCTGCAATCAATTTGTCGGTTCCGGTCTTGGCAAGAAGACTGTCAATAATTTGATTGCCTACTCTATAACAGTTGCCCAACAACTGACTGGTTTGAACGAACCAACTGGCCAAATCCTGATTGATCA